CGGGTATCGGCGGCACAGTGATTTCCGCCACGAACAAACCCAAGACGCCCAACATCAACACGAATGTTGATCCCGGCGCCGTGAAAGCTGCTGAAGCGCGAACCGACACGGGCGCGGACATCAAGCTGGGTAAGAACCCCGCTCACGCAGAGCGCGTTTCAGGAAAGAAGAAGGGCGGCAGTTCTGCGTCTGGAGGCTCTGGCCTCGGTAAGTTGAAACCAGCTAAGGCTGTAGGAGGCTTCTAATGAACCCCAAGGGTAAGACCCTATCCCGCTGGACCTCTCTTAGCAATGGGCGAACACAAGTAATCCGGCGCTGCGAGACGTACGCCCGCTGGACCTTGCCCTACCTATGCCCCCGCGATGAAGACGTTGCGGATAATGAGCAGACGCAGGACTTGATTGCGGTTGGGCCGCGCGGTGTTAATCACCTAGCGAACATGGTTGTGAAGTCACTGTTCCCGCAGGATCGCCCGTTCTTTGCAATGCAGCCTACCATTGAAGCTGAAGATGAGCTTCGGGAGAAGGCCGCAGAGGAAGCAGACGCTTTCATGCAGAAGATACGAGAGCAGTCCAGCATTGTAGAGCAGCGCGGCATGCGTATGATGAACCTTGTTAAGTATCGCCCCCAAGCGATCAACGCAGCGAAGCATCTGATTGTGACCGGCAACGCAGTCGTAGTGCAGCCGGACGAGGAGGACACAACCCGGATCGTGTACGGCATCAAGGACTTTGTTTGTCGTCGGGACGTTAGTGGAACCATAGTTGAAGCGATCCTGCGGGATAGCAAGTTATTCGGCACACTGCCAGAAGACATTCAGCAGGCCATGGGTACACACCCTTCTGGAAAGAAGTGGTCTGAGGACGATCCTGTTAGACTGTTCACGCATCTGAAGCGTAAGGGCAAGTTCTTCATCATCACGCAGGCAGTGGATGACGTCGAGCTAACCACTGTGGGCTTCCCAGCGAAGTCTGAGCTTATCAACAACGGTCGCTACCTGTTCCTTACATGGACGCTACAGAAGGGTGATCACTACGGTCGCGGACTTGTGGAGGATAACTCTGCACTGTTCCACGTAACCGAGGTATCAACTCGCGCTCTGTTAACTGCTCTGGCCATCGTCGCCGACATCAAGTTCCTTGTGAACCCGGCATCGGACATCGACGTTAAGGAGATGAACGAGTCTGCGTCTGGAACGTATCACTCTGGTCGCGAAGGGGACATCACCACGGTCAAGCTGGATCGTGTATTGGAGATCGACGCCTTACGGGGTACGGTTGACGAATACGAGCGGCGCATCGCAATGGTGTTCCTTCTAACGTCTACTGCCGTTCGAGATGCAGAGCGTGTGACGGCTCAAGAAGTCCGGCACATTGCGAACGAGTTGGAAACCAGCTTCGGCGGTATCTACTCTAAGTTCGCAGCAGACTGGCAACTACCAGAAGCACAGAAGCTCCTGCGCAAGATGAACTTCAACGCGAAGGACTTTGATGCGGAGGTCGTAACTGGTATTGAAAGCATGAGCCGCACTGGCTTGATGGACAACCTGCGTATCTGGCAGGAAGACCTTATGCAACTCAATGGAATGCCGGAGGCTGTTCTGGCGGAAATACACCTTGGTAGGTACGCAGCGTTCACCGCAGCAAACCGAATGGTTCCTCACAAGGAGTTCCTAAAGACGCCAGCAGAGAAGAAGCAGGAAGCGGAACAACGCCGAGCTGCGGAACAAGAGGCCCTGTCCGATCAGGCGGGTGCTAACATCGCTGTGGAAGCAGGTAAGCAAGCTGTTCAGGAAGGACAATAATGCCCGAGGATATCGCGGATCAAGAGAACAAGGACACAGAAGTCAAAGACGGAGACGTGTCAAACGAGAAGGCGGCTGAAGTAGCCGCCGCAGAGGCAGCAGCGAAAGCCGAGGCAGACGCCAAGGTAGCTGCTGATCAGAAAGCTGCGGACGAGAAATCAGCAGCAGATGCTGAAGCCAAGGCGAAAGAAGACGCCGACGCCGAGGAAGACGATACGGAAGACAATACCGACGAACACGACCCTGAAGTTTGGGGCGAACGGTTCGGTGATGCAAGCATCGACAGTGCCATCGACTTGATGAAAGAAAGTGGTGTCAAGCCAGAAGAAATGGCTAAGCTGTTCTCCAAAGCAATTGAAACCGGGAACCCGGATGACGTTGACATGGATGCATTGGTCAAGTCAGTTGGTAAGGCCAAGGCCGACATGGTTATGATTGGCGTGAAAGACTGGCACGGTCGAGAGAATGCCCGAGTTCAGGGTATTCTGAAAGAAGTCCATACCGCCGCAGGTGGTCCCAAGGCATGGGATAAGGTATCCGAGTGGGTACGCGGTGGAGGAATCGGTGACGATGCTTTGATGAGCGACTACCGGGACATGATCGACGCAGGTGGCGCGAAAGCGAAGTTCGCTGCCGGGGAGATTATGAAAGCCTATGAGGCTGAGAACGGGTCCATCGACCCATCATTGCTGTCAGGTGACGGCGACATGGCAACGGATACGTCTCCGCTGACTGCCAAGGAATACCACAAGCTGGTTGCCGAGGCTCACGCGAAGAATGACACAGCCGAAATCACGCGCATCAAGGCGCGTCGTGCTGCTGGACGAGCCAGCGGCATCTGATTAACTTCTAAGGAGAATACCCATGGCATTGCCAACAGACAGCACGCACCTTTCCGATCAGGCACAGTCGGAGATGATCGAAGAATACGCCGGTGAAGTGGACAGCCAGTTCGCCAAGGCGTCGATTATGAAGATGTTCTTCAAGGTACACAACATCAAAGGCACCGACACCAAGATCATGCGTCGGGCTGGTCGCACCACCCTTCAGGCACTGACGCCCGGTGTTCGTCCCGATGCGACCCCGACCGAGTTCGGTCGAGTTGCCGTTACGGTCGATACCGTGATCATCGCTCGCGACAACCGCTCCATGCTGAACGAGTTCCAGACCGACTTCGACGCTCGCGCCGAACTGGGCAAGGACCACGGCAAGGAAATGTCGAAGTTCTTCGATCAGGCGTTCTTCATTCAGGCGATCAAGGGTGCGAACGATGCAGCCCCTGCGAACTTGAACGGTGCAATCGGTGCTGGTAAGAACACCACTCTGGCCGCTTCCGGTGACGAGGACGACCCTGACAAGCTGTACGCAGCCATCAAGGGCCTGATCATCGAGATGGAAGAAGAAGAAATCGATCCTAGTGAACTGGTTGTCGCTGTGCGTCCGACTGAGTACGGTACGTTGAACGACAACGACAAGTTGACTTCGATTGAGCACTCGGCAAACGGTGGTGACTTCGCTGCTGGTGTTGTCCATACTATTTATGGCGCACCCATTGTAAAGTCGGCACGTATCCCGAAAGCTGCAATCGCAAGCCACAAACTGTCGAACACCGCGAACAGCAACGCCTATGACGTGTCTGCTGCTGAAGCTCGTGCTCGTGCGCTGATCATGCACCCTAAGTCTCTGCTTGCTGGTGAAACCATCCCGCTGACTTCGCATGTTTGGTTCAACGACGAAGAGAAGCAGTGGTTCATCGACTCGTGGATGTCGTTCGGTGTCGCTCGGAACCGTCCTGACGTGTCCGGCGCGGTCTTCGCGTTCGACTAAAGACTGATACACACTCTCCTGTGTGAACTTGCCCCGGTATCTCCTCGTGAGGTACTGGGGCTTTTTTTTTTGTTTCTCTATGGTTTAGGAGAAAGACCGGGGTATGGTTGTCCACATACGCCTAGACCATAGAAAAGCAAACAAGAGGAGGCTACCCAGTGACTAGACTGGATATTATCAACCAGATGCTGGCCGCTGTAGGTACAGCACCCTTGACAGGGCAAGATACTCAACACCCTTCCTACATAGAAGCCAACGCAGTCTTAGAGACTATCGAGTACGAAGTTCTTAGTAATGGGTGGTGGTTCAACAAGGTACAGGTAACGCTATCCCAGTCTGTAGACGGGGCCGTCATCCTGCCGGAAGGCGCGCTGGAGGCTGATCCTACGGACGCCCACAGTGACTTCTACTGGGTGGACAGCAGATTGTTTGACCCAATCAACAACACGTTCGACATCGGAACTTCTGTTAAAGCTGACCTGATACTCGAACGAAACATCACGGATATCCCAGTGGTAGCTAGACTGGCAATTCAGTCGTTGGCGAAGTACACGTACTATCTTAACTTC